TATTTTCCTAAGATCATCCACTCCTCCCTTGTCTCTCCAACGTGTCGCATACTTAACGATACAGCCTTCTGCAAAGGGTAATTGATTCGCCATGATGTATTCTATTGGCTGAATTTTGAGATTTTTGTAGTGGTCACCAGCTACTTGATAGTCTGTGGATTTCAATGCAATTCCCCTTCATTACTGTCGTATTCAAACTCAAACTTTTCAGTCAGCCCTTGGTCTTCTAAAAAATCTGAATGATCCATAATCATAGACATCATGGTAGCAATACATCTTTTTGCGTCATCTGGCAGATCATGAAATTCACTCATAAGATATTCAGTCAATTCTGTTTCTGACATTGCTAATACATATTCAGGCATTTTTGAGTCTCTTTATTGTGAGTCTTTTCCAAAGTTCTTCTATGGGTCGTAACTGGTTTTGCTCAAACGTAAAACCGCCATCACTTAATGGCTGTGATAGCTCAGCAAACTGCTTCCTAGTAGTCCAGCCTACCAGCTTAAACGTGTTGTCATTGATCTTTACAACTAACACGCCTAGCTGTGATTTAAATGATTCTAAACTTCTAAATAACAATCTATAGGTTGGCTTAGAGGCTGTTTTAACATCAATGGTTATTTCTTCAATGGTGTAATCTGTCCCACCATCTGAGCCGAGATTATCCTTCGGGTTTTCTAAGTCAAACACCTTAGCAAAGGCTAACTCACCTTGAACGCCTAACAGCTCCACGTTCATCTCAGAAGTGTCTATTCGCAATTGAGTAAGTCCTAACTTACGAGAGGTGCTGTATCTAGACATGGCTACCTCTTTACACAGGGCTTGGTCTTCTTCTGATAAGGTAACTTCAATCATCTTAAACGATTCTCATGATGTTTGATTTGCTCGTTAAACTCTTCAAGCATCTCTTCGTAGTCAGCCTTGTACAGTTTGATAGGGTTAGACTTACTGGCAATCATCTCTTCCACGAAGTCCCTGCCGTACATATCCTCCATCCACAAAGTGTATTCTTGAGCGGCTGAACCGTACCTCATGCCCCACATATTACAGGAGGCACACTGAGGGTGGACATTTTCTATTTTTAAAGCCCAGTAACTAGACGAGCCTTTCGCTAAAAAGTGTCCTCCCTGAAGTGCTGAGTAATGCTTAACACAACCACAAGAAACACAAGCACAGTTACCGTCATCATCTGCTGCGGCTAACCTACAAAGCCTTTGGATAGCTTTGAGGCATTCTTGACGCAGGACTTTGCTAGATTTTACCTTGGGCTTACGTTTCATAATCTGTAGGGCTTTCCAGTTTGCAATGAATTAATGACACGAATAGCACGAAGTCTGGTCTTAGAGTCCATGTTTTTCATGCGCGATTCAAGCAACTTAATACTAAATAACTTGCTTGTTACTGGATAAATCATAGATAAGAATTTCAATTCATCGCTTATCTTATAGACATTTCTTGTCTCAGAGTCGCTTGTTTGCTTCGCCATTGCTCAAATCTCATGTTCATTACTTGAATCTTATGCCGCAAGAGGACTGCTTTTTCTATTGCGACCTTTAGCCCTTCCAATAATTCAAGGTACTCAGGATGAGAGTACGCATATCTTTCCTGTTTGGCAATTGGCATAGAATGATCTGATCGTTCAGCTTCTGCCATCAGGATAGCTTTCTTGGATTTACGAAACTCCATTAGATACTGCTTCTCAGCTTCTGCCTGTGCAAACTCGGCGGTTATCCGCTCAAGGTCTGCGAGTGTGTTTCCTTCGCTCAAATTCATTCTCCACATAAAGTTTTACACGTTCTTGGTAGTCAGGAGGCACTTTAGATAAAGCCTCCCTCCTTTCTTCTCTGGTCTTGAGTGCCAGTATTTCTGCTGCGTAGTGCCGTGGCCTCATAGATAAGTGCCAGTGATATATTCCATTACTAAGGATATGTCCTCAACCTCATCGTATGGACATACACCAAACCCTTTATCATCAAACACGATAACGTAAGGGATATGCTCAGAATCAGCACAGAAAACAGCTTCTTCAATCGCATCTGTTGCTGTATCAAATACCATCATGGTAGCCCCTTGGCAATGAACTCTAGCTCATCTACTTCGAGTTCCTTTGCAAGTTTAGAGATTAAAGACAGACTAGCGTCCTGTTGGTATCTCCAACGACTTATCTGCTGCTTATGAACAGCAAAGCGTTTCGCCAGTTCTACCGACGTTACGCCTTGCTCCTCTTGGGCAGCTCTTAATGCTTTCCCAAAATCAATCATAAGTTCCTCAGAATGGTAGGTCGTCTTCAAAGTCTGAAGAAGGTGCAGGAGTAGCAGCAGGAGCAGGAGCAGCGTCCCTTGGTGGCATCCACTTAACAGAGAAGTAAGAACTGCCTCCTCCTTCTGGCTTATTCACATACACCTTCAGAGCAATGTTGCCGTTTTTATTTAGTGACACCTGATTAGAATCTAACGCTGCAACAAGTTCGCGTAATGCGTCAGGGGTTATCTGACCGTAATAGGAATCATCGTAAGTGGATTTATTAATGCTAGTTAGTGTTTTAAATTGACTCATAACAACCTCTTGGTTTCGGATTTTATAATTTCAGCAGCCTCAATTAACAATGGCTCAGCCAATGCTAATAACTCGTCATCGCGCTGCACTTCAATGACAAGTGGTTTCATATCTGGGTGATATGATATGAAAAAGTAATGCTGAATATTCAACACCAGCATTGTCCCTTGTACCTGCTGCACATAAGCACTTGGAAGTTTCCCAGCTCTTAGGTAAGCGCAGTGTGTGTGGGCTAGAGGACATTTTATCTCTACACCACATTGCCCATTATCAAATAATCCGTCAGGACTACAGCCTATCTCATAATCTGCCATTTTGATAAGACCCACCTCTTCAATACTAACGCCTAGCTCAAGTTCTGCAATCATTCGAGCGGTAGATTCTAAATCATTCCCACGCTGCATAGCCTCAGACTTAAACATCTCTGTAGGCTTGCCTGTAATATTTTCGGCAATTAGCTGGTTAATAATCCCGTCACGGCTAGTAGATAATTTACCAGTAGTGGTAAACACTTTGGAGAAATTACTAGCTGTGATGACTCCGCATCTGGCTTGCAGCCATTCTTCGCTACCCTGAATCATTCCTTCTTCTCCTTAGTCTTGTTCATGGCAGCTATCATTTGCTTATAGTCAGACACAGATAGCTCAACCAATGAAGAGATTTTTTTCTTGGCTAACACTTGCTCCAAGGGGTAATTGTTTAGCTCAAGCAAAGCCTCTAACGAAATAGCTTGCTGAGCAGTGATGCGGTTGTCTAGCTCTGCTACACCGTCAGTCATGCCGTCAGTGTCATCGTCTGCGGCGCAACCACATATAGAGGCTAAGGTGTAACGGCGGCAATATGTAATGTTACTGCCGTATTCCCAAGGATGGACTTTAGCCACAGGAATACATAAAGATGACTCAATCCACTGTCCCGATGAGTGCATAAGCCTTGTGGTTACGCCTACGATGTTGTTATTGCTAAAAGGGATTTGAGTAAAGCTAATGTTATTGCTATTAAGCGGCTGAATAACCGCCTTTATCACATTGGCTAAATCAGCGTATTTAGAGCCTCTAGCACCAGTGCAATTTTTTTCTGGAGGAACGATTTGAGATTGCGCTTTAGCCAGAGCTGCTGCGAGTTCGTTGATATTTTCTGATGTTTGCATTGTTATCTCCTTTAGATATGCCATGACAGTCTACTGCTAATGTAGACAAGGGTCAACAACTTTCATTGACAAACTGCGACAATTTGAAGGATTTTTTGTTCTGATTTGTCGTAGTCAATCGGAATTACTATAAACCGCATCGGAATTACTAGGACAATTTGAAGGATTTTTTACCCTGATTTGTCGTAGTAAAGGTAAATTCAGCGGGAAATTACCACCTCAATATGTGGATTGTGTGATTGCCGTGGCAATTTTGACAGGCAAAAAAAAGCCCCTTGTGGAGAGGGGCTTGCAATTTCTTACGAAGGAGAATAACATCAAAGAGTCGGTGGGTTGACAGCCCTAAATTCCGACTAGAGAGGGAAAGTTAGAAACCCGACAACCCAAGTATACACAATATCTTGTGTCTGTCACAATCCCTTTCCCCAATATCTAGTCCCCGACCGTGTGGCAAAGCCTGACGTACTCTGGCTCATGCAAGCTGTCGCCTTTAATTCAGCCCCAGAAATGGGAGGTCAAGCCAACAAAAATGTCCTGCTCTGTCTCTGCCCTTGACAACAGGCAACCGCAAACTCGCAAGAGACTGCCACGCACCGTTGGTGAGATACTTATACAATAGTGGCCTACTGATCCACGCTGTGAAGCGTCAGGTAGGGGGGAAGCGACTCACTCAGGTGGGCGTTGAATTGAGTACCAAGCCTTCGGGCTTTTGCTACGGCAGACGCAAGTGTCAGGGTGTATAAGGCTCTGGGTGATTTGCGGGGGAAAAAGGGCAACCGTGCCTAAAATTCGTGTCAGCAGAAAAACTATAAGGAAATCAAATGGATAACTTATCTGAGAAGCCCTGCCCATGTGGTGAAACAATGGGTGAAGTCATAGGCTTTAAGGAACGAGTAACAGATGGAGCGATGGTGAAATACAGAGTGTGCTGGTACTGCCCAGAGTGTCATGCAGTGGAAAAAGCGATTGGCAGGGAAACATTTGTAGAAATAATTCATGATAAAGTAAACTCAGACTGTTGACGTTGATATGTGGTTCAGGCATTATTCTCCCAACAGCAACAAAAACACCAAGGAGAAGACCATGACACTTCAAGAAATTAAAGATGCAGTAACTTCCGGTAAATCAGTATGTTGGGCTACCGACGCTTACGATGTCATTACAGGTATTAATGGTAAATATTTTGTTGTTTGTAACATAAATCAATACACCACTGGTTTAACGTGGCGAGATGGAATTACGCTAAACGGCAAAGAATCTGAATTTTACATTAAATAGTTAGCGTCCCTTTGGGGCATTGGAGACTGACATGAAAGAATTAACTTTAATCGCTGCTTTAATCATTACCATTGCTGGCATGAGCTTCGCTGGCAAGTTCGACCGTCAAGAGGCTGAACGCGCCTCTGCTGAGTACACAGAGATGGTGTGCCTGTTTAAAGAAACCAGTGGTGAGTTTGGCTGGCCTGACTTCAAAAACCTTAAAATTACTTGTGGAGAGTAATATGGACTTCGTTAAAGACGCGATTGACGCAAACCTTGATAATCTCATTGATCATAAGAACCGCTGCGTAGAAGCGACAGATGCAGCCGCTAATGAGATGGTCATTGCTTGGACTAAGGAAAACCCTCACGACCTGCAAGAGTGGATGTTTAACGAAGACCCTTTCATTACTTGGGAAA